ACTGCTGTGAATATACGTGGTAACTCACGATACTCAGCCATAAGATGCTTGTCTGTTAGCTGGTGCGGCTCTACTAAGTTGATACGGGTCATAACGGTTTTCCTGTTTTGTGTTTGTTTAACTTGAACTCATTACAAACAACCTAAATTATAAAGCAAGGAACTCATCTAGTATACCTTCTGCTTGACCTATTTCGTCACACGTATGATATTCGAAACCTAGTCTGGTAAGAAGCCGTCCCATAACCAACTTTTGGACAGCGGACGGCTTCTTACCTTTCTTTTTAAACTCAATGAAAAGGATTCTACCTTGAGGACATAATACCGTCCTATCTGGAAAACCCTTTTTATTAAGGAATATGAGTTTCGTAGCTTGACATCCTTTTGTTTTGGCGTATTTGACAAAAGTCTTCTCTATGTCAACTTCTTGTATTTCTGTTTTCTTTGTGACTCGCTTGGTAGCACGTGATAGAAATTCTGAACTGGACATATAGGTTCCCCATATACAAAAATGACCACTATGTCCATAAGACAAAGTGGTCATTGTGGTCATTGTGAAACTTAAAGATTTACAGTTCTTTAAGTGTTTTTGCCGCTACGCCAAAGGCGCGAACGTGTTCAACAAGTGATGTAGACTGTTCCATCAATTGGTCAGCTAATGCGCCAATCGCCACTGGATCACCTGATTTAAAGGTATCATTTACAGAAGCNGTTGACTTAGCCAGATCAGATTTAAAAGAACGAGCAGTTTTACGNCTCAACGCTTGTTCGGCGCGAGCAGTAGCACGTTCACCTTTACCAGCATTGACTTCTTCACGNANTGCTTTGGTTTCTTCACGCAATGCTTTAGCGGCTGCATTTTTAGCTTTAAGCTGTTCTTGCTTGCTCAATTTCACTTCAGTTGTTTCTACTTCGTTTTCCATGGTTATATCTCCGATTGATGTTAATTGATGTTAATTTAAAATATAGCGTTTTTGCCAGTGGGGTCAGTATCAGGTATCTTAATAAGAATGTAAACATCTAATAAGGATTATTTACTTTTGTTATAACCTACTTTATTGAGGATATCTAATGCTTCTTCAAGATACCAGTTGTAATCTACGTCCACGGGGAATACTTTGGGTAAATCCATTATCGGCGTGGACCCTTCAGACCTAGGTACTTTGTTTCCGTTTGTACTGTAATATATGGCGTCTAAGTCTGTAGAGCTGTAGTACCATCGTATCGCCTTACCAAGTAGTACCCCGTCGTGAATAGCCCCGCCGTTTACCGTCCTAACCGTTATAAACTTCGTGATGTCTTTACAGTTACGGATAGTATCTTTAATTGGTACTTTGTCACGTAAGAACATCTTTATCGCTTCAACACAAATAGCATTGACAGGATTCTTACGAAGTTTGTAATAATGTTCAGACTGGTCTGCGAACGCCCCTTTTCCCTTTATACTACCGTCAGGTTTTATAGCTATATAATTATTGACATCCCGTGAATAAAGACCATTATATTCAGTCATTTCCATTTCGTAGTCGGTGTCAAATTCCCAGTCTGCTACTATCTCATCAGCAATATCTTCTTGCTCGGGTGATACCTTGACAACGATACCGTCGGTGTTACCACTGACCACTGATATCCCAGCCACTTCAAGCCTTTCAATTAACATTAACAAACTAAGCTGACCCGTCACTGTTACCTGTAATACCAAATCAGGTGAATACAATATAGAGTATTTACTGCCGAATTTACCAAACGAGCCGTTGATAGTGATTTTTAAACTTTCGTTTGTTACCTTATCCCCTTCCGCTTTGGCTTTAAGTCTTCGCTTAACGATATCTTCATAAATATTCAAAAACGGTTCACCTAAATGCTTTGGGAACAATTTGTTATTCAGGATTATACGTGGGTAAAATGCGGCGACATCATATTCCTTTATTTTATATCTACCTTTTACATGAGCCGATTTACTTTCGGTACTATGTAATCCCCCCATCCCTATCGTATAAATAGTATTACCAATTTCAACTTTCAATTTCTTTTTAGATTCAGGCATCGCTCCTTTTTTATTGCGGTCTGATTCTTCTAATTTAAATTGAAATTCAACATGACCTGATGTTTGTACTATAAACGGTCTATTAAGATATTGGTCATAAGCGTCAATCATAGCCGGTGTTTTAAATTCAAGATTACCTGGACTTTTATACCTGAACCTAGTACCTGTTTCTAATTTTATTTTCTTGGCTGTTATGGAGTACTTGTCTTTGAGTTCCTGCTTGATAATTTGTTCGGCTATTTGAGCATCAGATTTTGAACGTATATCTACCCCGTAATCATTACCCATATTTTCACGTAGTGATAATTCAGGAGTTACTGTTTTTAACAATTTGGCGGTCACGTCCAAGTCGTTTCCACAATATTGTCTCATTAGTGGTAAATCACTTTCTTTTATAATGGAGTTATGGTGTATCGGTAAATCTTGCATCAATGGTGAATGCATACGACCACCATATATCTTAAGACTTGCTTTCAACGGGGCCACTTCTATAAGATCAATATGGTCTAGCTCAAGTTTAGCAAAGCCATATTTCTTTCTTACTTCCCAGGGTTGTAAAGATTTTAACTCTGAGTCTTTTTCTGGTATTATATCCGCCGTTATGTTCTTCAAAGACTCATTGGTAAAACCAGCTATCGCGGCTTCAATAATGAGCTGGTCATACTTTATACCGTTGAAACTAACGATACAATATTTGTTGACAATATGTAAAAGACTGCGTCTATCAAGTGCTGAACCGTTAAACTTCTCAAAGGATAGGGTTTCCCCTGTTGATAACTTTTTAAACATTATTAAGAAATAATTTACATAACACTCAACGTCAAATACTAATCTTTCTTTTTCCATAATACCTCCTCAAAAATAGCGGGTGAAAATAAGAATAGATAAATAAAATCTATTCTAAATAATCCCCGTTATTTGTCTACCGTACGCCTCTGTTTTCAGTAACCTTCCTTTGGTTATTATACTGACCTTTTACAGCATATGAATACTCATCAGGAACAGGTTCGCATTCAAAGAACACTACCTGACCAATCTTCATCCCGTGCCTAAGTATAAGAATATGATTTTGAGTTACGTTATTAAGCTCCAATGTTAATTTAGAATTTTGCCAAGTGGGGTCACACCATCCGGCGAGCATATGTTGCAAACCAGATCGAGCTAGTGAGCTTTTTAACTTATATTCACATGCTATATTATCAGGTAAGTTAAAAGTTTCCCTGCTAGAAGCCAACATAAACTGACCAGGAAACAATTTAAATCCATTTGAACCAATACGATAAGGACGTAAATTTAATGAATGTTTTAACTTCAGATCTATTACAGGTAGAATTGAAGATGCTATCATTTCTAAACGTATTTCTTTATCAAGAGTGATATCAATACTAGCCCCATTAATATTTTCAATTGGCGCATTAATAACCCCTCTTTCAATTAATTCACGTAATTTGTTGTAAGATAATAATGACATATTAACCTCTTATATAATTATTATCAGGGTCAGCATAGTTAGCTGTAGGTAAAGATTCAAAATCCATAATCATTTTTTCCATGGTTTTTATGGCATCTTTAAATCTATTTTCACAAATAGCCTTAATAACCGAGGCTTCTAGTGTTTCAAATTGGTCACAAAACCTATCAATATGAACACCGAAATGAGGAGCCATAACAACAGAGTTTATTATGGCTTTGGATAAGTAGTGTATTGATTTGCGTAAATCTTGAGTACCGTTCTTTTCCTTCCAACGCGTCGGGTATTTGGTAGCGCAACCTATCAGATAATGCATATTGGTATCCAATGCAAAATCCCAATGCTGGTAATCTTTTCGGTAATGTTTACCACCGATCTGTATTTCATTAACGTCCATTAGTTAATTTCTCCATTCTAAATATTAATATTTTATGGAACGATTTCTGTTCCTCGCTTAAATCAAACGTCTTAAGTAAGTGGTTTGACCAAGCTTGAAAAGGAGCCGAAGCCCCTACCTCCCCATGCTCCCGACGGCTTAAACAGTAATTCATGCCTTCTAATGCGTCGCATATTTTAAGTAACACATGTTCCCTATAATCAGCTAAATCAAAAACTATACCCCATTTAGAGTCAACTTCCATTTCCATGCCATCCAATTCGGATTTCAAATTATGGCTTTTCCACTTAGCTGGAGCGGGTACATCACCGGTCATTAGTTCGGCACAATCATGGGTCAGGGCCGTCAGTATAAGATCCTTAGAGCAGTATGGCATAAACTTCTGACAAAGTAAGGCCACTCCCCAGGAGTGCTCAGCGATGGATTGCATGGTTACTCCTGGGACTGAATGGAAGCGCATAACACCTGAGCTTTCTAATACTTTAATTATATTCATATAAAATTCCTAACTGGTTTTGTTTTGTTTTACTTATTAATCGTATTCTGTTTTGCTTCTTGGTTGGTTATTCTGGTACTTAACCAGTCATTACAAGCGGTACGCCAATCATCCGCATATATACTATTAATGTACGACATGGCTTCTTCAGCTCCGTATTTTTTATGTATTAAGTATACGCATAATACAGGTATAACTAAGTGTTTAAAATATTCTGATCTCCAACAAGACAACTCACCTATTTCTGGCAAGCCCCATGACTCGTTGTCGTATATATTGAAAAACATGTTTAGATCATGCTCAAAGTCTAGCATTTCATCATGACACAGTAATACAAGATTAGGACATTTAATGTAAGGGTTTTCACATGTTTCTAACTGATCTTTAATACGATCCCAAACAATACCACCAGCGCCTTCAGTGTAAACGTGATAAGAATTAGTGATTTGTGTATATTCCCCCATTGGTAAGTTTAATTTAGCCGCGACATATTCTTGTATCATACTGAACTGAACAGCATTGGCACCATATGCGCCCCAAACCATATCATTAGAACGATTGTATACTGTCATACATAGTTCCTGGTTACGTATACGGAACACTATGGACATGTTACAGGCTTTGTCTTTAGTGTTGTTACTAAGGTCCTCTTGGTCCCATATCTGAGCAACCGCTTGTCTACTGGTCGGGTCCTTTTTAAGTATTTCTATAACCTGTAATAACTGGTCTTTATCAGAATTTACGGTGCCTGTGCTATTGCGTAAACGATACCCGTATGCCGCATTGAAGGTTCTACCGTTATCACTGTAATCAGCGATACGTTTATTAAACTCTGATAAAAACTTAACATCTTTACGACCAGCTAAAATCCAAATAGATTCCATTAAATGAAAGAAAGGGTTAGCATCCCGTTCTTTGTTAAGTAATACACGTTCCCATGGAGACTGGTAAACGGTAGCCACTGGGCAAGGTATTTCCAGGGTCTTACCTACTCGGCTATCTACTTCTTCACCGTTTAATTTTATTAATTTTATACCTTGTTTCAAAGCATCGTTTACATTTCTTGCAATAATTGTTTTCATCTTACTCCCCCTGACCTTTGTATTTACGTTTAGAACGACCTTTGCCTTCAGTTACCCGCATAAACTTGTCAAATTCGCACATGCAATTTTGTAAGTTTTGCATTGAAAGGATATCAATAATGTCCTCCGGTAACTCCATATATAATATATCATAGGCTTCTTGCATTTTACAATGATAATTCTTAGCCGTAACCGTTTCGTCAAAGAACCAGTTTAATCCCCGTAAAGAACCAGGACCAGGAGCGCTGAAAGAATACCAGTCAGGAGCGTTTTGTAACGGGTGGCCTTCACTACACTTTAAATCAGCTACAACCTGACCAGCCATAAACGACGCTAGACCACGAATACCCATTAATGCGACATGTGCCTCGGCTAAGGTTTTGCAATTGTCTACGACGTCTAGGTGCCACTCTGCGACCTCTTTAAACAGGTTAATACAGTAAGTGGCTTTATCAATTTTCTGACCATTGGTACTAACGATATAAGCTCCGTTCCAAATAGTGTCACCGTCAAGCTGCATATCTTCAAGGGTTTCTTCAATATGGTCAAAATAACCATTATGTTCAAAATAATGATTATGACCTAATGGTTGTAATAAACGTTCCAATGTAGAAGGTTTGTTAAATATACGAGCTATGATAATGGCTAGAGTAAAATGGGTTTTATAATGGTCTTTATTACCATTTTGGAAATTCGGGCATCCGGAACCATCATACTTCCAGTTTTCAAGTATCCATTTAGTGACCTTGTCATCTTCACGATTAACATTACAAAAGTAAACAGTTTGCATGACAGGGTTATCTGACCAAGGTGCGGGTAAACCTTGTTCTTTTTTAATACGGATTGATTCACGTTCTTTTACCCAGTAAATCATTTGTTCTTGGTTATGTGTAATCATTATAATTCTTCCAAACCTAATATGTCATCTATATACATTTCAAATAAACCAAAGCGGTTCGTTAATGGTACTTCTTTCCAGTTAATACCTTCGGCGGTAAATTTATCACGGATACGATAAGTCGCGTCAAAGGTTCTACGGGCATTAGTAAAAACTGATTCTTTAAGTGTGTCGTCCTTACCTTGTTCACGTCTACGTTGGCGTATATGTTCCATGCATGTTTCAAACTTGGTTTCTAACATAAGGAACCACCAATTATCAACATCAACCCTAGCTTTAGCCGCATAACGTTCGTATATATGGGATATCATTAACCCCTCAAACATTACATGACCTTCAAAGGAGTAATCTTCTATTAACTGGCAAACGGTGTCCTGCTTATTAATAGTATCACATCCACCGCACGTATTAGCATATGAACCAAGTAAGAAAACAATTTGTCCCTTATAAATACATTTAAGGGCTTCAGCTTTCTTTGAACCTTCTGGGTATATGTTTTCAGTTGAACTACAAAGGGACATGAAGTGACGCATTAAGGTCGTCTTACCTGAACCACTTGTCCCCCGAACATTTATAATCATAAGTCTTCCTCAGTTGTTTCCTGTAATGTTAAGAACCCTTTACGAAGACAACGTGTGATTTGGGTACGACATTGCTTTTCGTCCCAGTCACCGCGTTTAGCAACGACTTCCCCAATAGATAGTTCGCCTAAGTTATCATCGACTATACGCCAAACCCAGAACGGCATAGTTGATTCCCTAGGCTTAGTACCTAAGCAGACCACAGAACTATCTGTAGGGCGCAAACTTGGCTTACTAGGACTAGTGTCTCGGGGCTCACGTTTTGTTCGCTTAGGCTTCGGCTCATCAAGCTTAACGTCCTTAGCTTTATCCTTTTCCCTCTCTTTGTTGGCTGTTTTAATTAATTTCTTACCAAGGGAGGTGGTAAACTTAGGGAAGTCAAACTGGTTATTTATTATTGCTGACCAAAGATATTCAACGGCTTCTTCTTCATTGTCAAACTTCCTATCCTTCTCCCCGTTAACCTTAGCCAAATTGTCATACAGACCTTGTAATTCATTAAGGTTGAATTGCAACAATAAATCCTCTGTACCATCTACAAGAGCTATGGCGAGTTCTAACTTGTTGTCAATGATATACTTAGCCAGTAATTCACCATCTTCACTTTTAGATTCAATGGTTAGGGAATCAAAATCTATGTTAAAAGGCATCTAACCACTCCTTTAATGAACGGGTTGATTTAAGGGTTTCTCTGCTGGTGGATGTTTTAAGTGAAGAGGGGTGTCTTCATGTATCTTTTGTAGATTACTTAAGACATATTCCCTAGCCCATTCTTCTAAATTAAATGACTCACTAACAGGTAATAAATATGGACTACCGATAAGCCTTTGGAACAGCATAATATGAAACTTAATAGCCGAACCATCTTCCAGGCTATACGGCTCAATATAACCAACCGTGTCGCCGTTAATTAATATGTAAGTTAAGGGGTTATGTAATTCAGATTTGACGAATGTAATTTTAAACTTTGGGTGACGTTTTGACATGGTGATTTCCTGTTTTATTTATTTATTAAAAAATGAAGCCCTTGTTAGAACACAAGGGCGAATGTTTATTATTTGGTAAGTGTTAACTTGCCTTTCTTAACAAGACGTTTAATTTTACGGATAGCGAAGGCCTCGTCTACATTTTTCTCACTACGTGGACGCTTAAAGTTATTAACTATAATGATAATGACTTCTGACACTATAACAAGTCCTCCGTTTATACTACTTACAATCAACCCTTCTATTGATTCTTTCTTGGCTGTTGAATTATTTATACTCAAAGTAGCTGTTAAGTCAAACCGTGAAGCCTTTTCCTTAGGCGCTGGGGTAAAGGCTTTAAGCATGGTGACTTCCTTAGCGGTAAATTTTACTTTAGGTGCTGTAGTAGCTTCAACCTTAGGTGCTGGGAACTTAGTATTAAACTCTTCCTGGTTAAGTAAACATTTTTTGATTGCTGCTGGTTTAGTGCCGAAGCGTTTAGTTTGCTTTGCGCCAACAAGATTTGCGAAATGGTTATTAATTGCGGTGATAGTGTTTAATGTTAAACCATTTAGAGAAGTGATGGTGTGAGTAGTAATTGAAGTTGACATAATATTGTTTTTCCTGTTTAAGTGTTTAAGTGTTTAAGTGTTTAGTTGATTGCTTAACTTGAACTCGTTATTACATGGAATGGATAAGCTTACAATGAATAAATACGAAAACATTGAAATATTCCAGGGCCATATAAAACGACCCTTTACCCGATTACTTAAAAGCCAATGTCAAAGTCGTCATCGTCATCACTGTCGCTGTCGTCACTACCAAATTCGGAGAACTCAGAAGTAGCGGCTACACTACCATCTAAACGATCACCCTTCTTACGAAGCATTAGGTTGTTAAGGCCAAGAGCGATCCCAGGTTTACCACCATCAGTTGATTTGAAAGCGTAAATATTAACACTGACGTGAAAATATGCGCCGCTGTA